GCTGGGCTATGTGCTTTTCAACTTCCCGTGGGGCGTCAAGGGCGGCCCGCTGGATGGCAAGAAGCTGCGCGCCTGGCAGCGTCGGCAGCTGGAGAAGATCGGCAGGAAGCTGCAGGCCGGTGCCGCTGATGCGGGCGAGGTGATCCGCCAAGCCGTTGGCTCGGGCCACGGCATCGGCAAGTCCGCCCTGGTGGCGATGCTGATCAAGTGGGCCTTCGACACGTTCGAAGACACCCGCGGCGTGGTCACGGCCAACACCGACAACCAGCTGCGCACCAAGACCTGGGCGGAGCTGTCGAAGTGGCACGGTATCAGCCTGACGAAGGACTGGGCCACGCTGACGGCCACAGCGCTGATCAGCAACGCTCCGGGCCACGACAAGACGTGGCGCATCGATGCGGTGCCGTGGTCGCAGAACAACACCGAGGCGTTCGCGGGCCTGCACAACGAGGGCCGGCGCATCCTGCTGGTGTTCGACGAGGCCTCGGCCATCGCCGACAAGGTCTGGGAAGTGGCCGAGGGCGCGTTGACCGACCAAGGCACCGAGATCATCTGGACCGCGTTCGGCAACACCACCCGCAACACCGGGCGGTTCCGCGAATGCTTCCGCCGGTTCAAGGCCAGCTGGGACACCGAGCAGATAGACAGCCGCACCGTTGAGGGTGTGAACCTGGTCGAGGCCGAGCGCATGGTGCGCGACTACGGCGAGGACAGCGACGTGGTGAAGGTCCGTATCCGCGGCCTGTTCCCGTCGATGTCGGCCCGCCAGTTCATCGCGGAGGCGGATGTGGCTGCCGCCTATGGGCGACACCTGCGGCCGGAGCAGTACAACTGGGCGCCGAAGGTCATCACCCTGGACCCGGCGTGGGAAGGCGACGACGAGCTGGTGATCGGCCTGCGGCAGGGCCTGGCCTATCGGCAGCTGCGCACGCTGGCCAAGAACGACAACGACATGGCAGTGGCGGCCATCCTTGCCCAGCTGGAGGACGAGCATCAGGCCGACGCTGTGTTCGTCGATGGCGGGTTCGGCACCGGCATCGTGTCCGCAGGCCGAACCATGGACCGCGACTGGCGCCTGGTGTGGTTCTCGGGCGAGTCGGGCGACCAAGGCTGCCTCAACAAGCGCGCCGAGATGTGGAAAGCCTGCCGCGACTGGCTGAAGGAAGGCGGGGCTATCCCCGAGGATCCGCAGCTGCGCGACGAGCTGCAGGCACCGGAAACGGTGCCGCGCCTCGACGGCAAGCTGCAGATGGAATCGAAGAAGGACATGAAGCGCCGCGGCCTGCCGAGCCCCAACCGGGCCGACGCCCTGGTGCTGTCGTTCGCATACCCCGTGATGCCCAGGCCGCGCTTCCCCGATGGGTCGCCGATGGAGCATCGCGACCACGCCGACCAGCAGGCCGGCGAGCCCTACAACCCGCTGTCCTGAAGGAATCTCCATGTGCAACTCCGCCCCCAAGGTGAAGCCGGTGGCCGCGGCGCCCGAAGTAGCGCCTGAATCGATCGACGATGCGGCCGTGAACGAACGTGACCGCGAGCGCCAGCGGCAGCGCCTGCGCTTCGGTGCCAGGTCGACCATCTTGGCCGGTGACACCAGCTCGGCCATGCCGACCGCGTCGGTCAAGACGGCGCTGGGTGCCTGACGCCATGTGCACCTCGCGCCAGATCATCGATCCGGGTGGCCTGCTGTTCGGCGACAAGACCGGGAAGTATGCCGACCCACTCGGCATCACCAAGACCGCCGTGGGTGATCCGACCGGCCGCGTGCGTCGCGCGCGCAAGGAGGCCGAAGACGAGCGCCGTACCTACGCAAGCAGCGGCGCGTCCTCTGTGGCCTATCGATCGCTGGCGCCCACGACTACCGCGCTGGGTGGAACGGCGCCGCGCAACACCGTGCTGGGGGGAGGCTGATGGACATCGCGAAGCTGCAGGCGCACTGCCGGCGCCGCAAGACCGCCTTGAAGGAGGCGCAGAACGACTGGACGACGCTGTGGCGCCAAACGTCGGAGTACATCGACCCCACCCGCGGCCGCTTCTACGGCGACCAGGACGACAAGCCGCGTAAGCGCAACTGGTCCAAGGTGATCAACAGCACGGCCACGGATGCTCTGGGCGTAATGGCCGCCGGCATGATGTCGCACATGACGCCCAAGGCGCAGCCGTGGTTCAAGGTGACCACGCCTGACCCGGCCATTGCCGAGCAGTTCGGCGTGCGCGTGTGGTTGGACGACGTCGCCCAGCGAATCCGCGACACCCTGGCCAGCAGCAACTTCTACAAGGCCATGCCAGTGGTCTACGCCGAGGACGGCATTTTCGGCGTTGCCCCGCTGCTGGTGCTGGAAGACTCGCGCGAGGTGGTCCGCTTCTACGCGCTGACCGCCGGCAACTACGCCGTGGGGCTGGACGACCAGGGGCGCGTCGACTCGCTGTGGCGCCGCTACCCGAAGACCGCGCGGCAGCTGGAGGAACGCTACGGCGCAGACGCGCTGCCGGCCGTCGTGCGGGATGCACTGACCAAGAACGGCGACCAGAAGTTCTGGGTGGAGTCGCTGATCGAGCCGAACACCGACCAGCGGCCCGGCATCGGCCCGCTGGGGCTGCAGGCGCCGCGCTTCCGGCCATACCGTGAGGTGGTCTGGATCGACGGAGCGGCAAACGGGCAGAACGGCGTGATCGACATCGGTGGCCACTACGAGGCCCCGTTCGTTGTGGCCCGCTGGAACCCCGTTGCGGAGGACATTTACTCGTCCTGCCCGGCGATCAGCTGCCTGGGCGACATCAAACAGCTGCAGTATCTGGAAGGCGAGAAGCTGCGCCTGATGGAGCAGGTGTCGGACCCGACTCTCGGTGGTCCCGAGTCGATGCGCCGCACCGGTGGTGCACGACTGCGTAAGGGCGGGATGATCTACCTTCCGCAGGATTCCCTGAACGCAACCATCGCTCCGGTCTACACACCTGATCGAGCAGCGCATCCAGCGGGCGTTCTTCTACCAGCTGTTCCTGATGCTGGAGGCGCTCGGCGACAAGACCGACCGCACCGCCACTGAGATCGTCACTCGCAAGGAAGAGAAGGCGGCAGTGCTGGCGCCGACCTTGGAGTCCATCACCGACGAGGTACTGGACCCGGTGGTGGTCCGGGTGTTCCGTCTGCTGGAACGCGCGGGCCGCATCCCTGATCCGCCGCAGGTGCTGGCCAATGTGCCTCTGAAGAT